CATAGCACCGTATCTAAAATATAGTTTTGCCATTATTAACTCTAATTATTCCGCAAATATATAATTTTTTTTCTTAAGAACCTAATATTTTTTTTTATTTTTTTATAAAAAACAACCGATAGATTTTCGTTACCATTTCCTACAAATATTCCTATTTATAACAATGATGCTAGTCATTTATTACCATTTCAGATAATAACGGAGCTATCTCTCAAATATCGTAATAAAATATTACGACTTCCATTTATATCTCGGTTTACAAATATTTTATCATATTTAAAATATTCTTTTCCACCGAGATTTTTTATTATTTCCCCAGTAAAACTGTTAGTCTTTGATGTGTATGATTCGTTAATTCTAACCAATTTAACCCCATATTCTTTACATTTCACTTCTAATCTTTTACTGAATTCATAAAATCGATAAGTTAACATATTCCTTGCACTCTTACTATTTAACTTTCTTTTCTTCTTAACAACCATTTCACTTGTTTCAAATGTTGGTAATATTATAATTCCAAAGTTTTTAACTAAATAGTTTATAGTTTTCCAATGTAATTCATCAACTAAATTATTAATTTTCCATTTTATTCTATTCATCAACCTTTTTAACGAATATTTTTTATGTTTGTTTTTTTCTTTTGAAATTTTAGATATTATTTTATCTAATTTAAAACATAAAGCTTGTATTCTATTAAAAGAATGATAACCAATATGACCAAAATGTCCGTTAACTGAAAAATATGTTATAAAAGTTCTAATTCCTGGGTCTAATCCAACAATATCATTTTGTTTTTCAATAATATTATTATTTTTAGTTTTAACAGGAATACAAATAAACCATCGACCTTTATCAGAAACTAACCTACAATCGCAAAATTCATCGTTTAACCAATCTTTTTCACTGTATTTTAAGTTACCACTTATTCTATAATAAATTCCTTGTTTTCTAACTGCATCTTTAGGTATATAACAACTTTGAATTAAATCTTTTTTGCTTTTGAAAGAAAGTTTAAAAGGTTTTTTAGTTTGTTTTGTTTTCTTACAATTGGAAAAGTAAGAGATTGAACAATCTTTAACTGCAATTTTCTTAATCTGATAAGGAATAGCTTTAATATAATCCATATTTAAAATTGTTGTTAACTGTTTTGCAATTTCCATCCAGTTAACAGTTGTTTTATCTTGGTTGTTATAAAAATCAACAGTTTTATTATAAAACAATCTAGAAATTCCTAACCATTTTTTAAATAGAATCTTCTGTTCCTGTGTTGGATAGATTCTTATCTTCTTTGATTTTGTCTGTATATCTTCTAAGCCCGTGCATCCTACAAGAGAAGACGTGAAGAATTGACAAGAGGTCTTCTGTGAGTTCTGATTGAGGTGATAATTTTGAATCATCGAGAACCATGATTTCACCCTTGTTTTTTTCGAATAAGAATTCAAAGAGTTCGAATCCGAATCTGCACAATCTATCTCTATGTGCGACAACAAGAGTGAACTTATCTCCTTGCAATAATCGTTGTAAAATGGTTTGAAGTCCTTTTCTTTTGAAATTAAGTCCACTTCCGACATCTTGGATGATTTCTGAATCTGGGAATTGATTTCGCATGAATACGACTTGTCTTGCAAGGTCGTTTTTTTGTTTTGAGGAAGACACCCTACAATAGCATACGGTTGATGGTAGAGGTTCAGATTGTTTTGGTCTGAACGAAACGAGGTCTCCAACATCGAATCTTCTTTGTTGAGATTTTCCAAGCCGTTGTGATTTAATTGTCCCATCATCTGCATATTTTCTTAGTGTGTTTCCAGAAAGACCTGTAAGCTTTATAGCTTCTCTTAATGGTACTAACATAAAATTATTTTTAAATAAATATCTATTAAATTAAAATTTACTACAATTTGTTAACATATTATTAATAAAAATATAAAATTACATAATAAACTATTAACTGTTATAAACCCCCTAAATTTTAGGGGGTTGTAGTTATGTTTAAAACGGAACATCGTCTTCTTTGTTTGTAGATTGACCTGTATTTGTAGGAATTATTTGATTTGATGGTTTTTCAATCCATTTTTGTGTTTGTTTATCAAACCATGGTGTTTTATTGTTTAACATTAAATCCATATATTCATATGGCTTTGCAGTGAATACATCGTTCCATTCTTTTTCGTCATTAACCCATGAATTAAAGGTTTCTTTATTTTCTGATAGTGGTCTTTTTACTTTGTCGAAAATAGAAGAAATAATTGTTTGTTCATCACCATTGGATTTCTTTTGTTTTTTAACGGTAATTTCCAAGTCGTATCCATTTTCTAAATCAAATATATCAATTCCATTTTCGGCTCTTGACATTGCTAGGTCTTGGATTGCATCCATAGGACCATCACCTTTTTTACTTACATTAAACTTCCAAAATTTTGGACCATCTTCTTCTTTACCTCTCTCAATTAATCTACAAATTATTGATTGATTTGCTTGATATTCATTTGCTTTTGTTTGATATACTTTCTTCTTTGTTTCGTTGTCAGCATTTCTCCATTCAGCCCAAAATTGTTGATTAAGTTCACAAAAAGGGCATTTGTTACCAAGTTTTTCGTGGTCTATTTGTTCTGTTTTTTCAAGACATATAAATGATTTCCACTTTCCGTCTATTTTAACCATGTGAGTATAAACTTCAACGAAGTTAGTCATGTTGTCTTTTGAGATAGGTAGTAATCTAATTACTATTTTTTTCATAGATTCATCCTTACCTAACTTAATGTTCAAATAATTTTTTAAATCGAAATTTTGTGTTTTAACAGGTTTTTCTGTTTTGTTTTCTTTTTTACTTTTTAAATAATCAAAAAAATCTTGATTTGTCGCATAATTACTCATTTTTCAAATTTTAATAAAATATAGTTTTTTTTATAATAAATCACTTAGTTTTGTGCTATATTCTAGTTCTTCAGTATACAATGATTGTCTAAACTGGTTGTTTGACATATTTGTATCTACGTCACTAGTTTTCAATACGTATTCTTTTTCTTCTGGTTTTGTATCATATACACCTTCTTTTTCCTTTTTTTCCCAGTATTGGTCTGGTGTTGTAGAGAATGGATAGTTTTGTGTCGTCCTCATTTGTAATTTTTCAATATTAGTAGGATTTCTTCTCTCCATTTCTTTTTTTAAATCTTCCATTGCTTGTGAAGATTTGTTTAGAACGGTATCAACTTTTAAACTTAATTGATTTAACATATCATCTAATTTGTTGTCTAAATCAATTATTTTTTGTTCTGTTTCTTCTGAACTTTTAGTTAAATCTGTAACGTCAACGACTACATCATCTTCGTTTTCTACTTCAGATGGTTGTTCGATTGGTTCTTCTATAGTTGGTTCAGTTATTTCTGGTTCTTCTGCATTGTTGCCCCCTATTTCATTTCCAATTGAACTTTCTGTGTTATCAGAAGTTTCATCTGGAATAGAATCTAAGTTATCAACACTAACTTCTTTTTCTGAAGATGGTTCTTCTATGGGTGTTTCGTCTTTAACGTCCATGTCGGTGTTTTCTTCATCTTCGTCAAGTAAAAGGTCTTTACCGTTAGAAGCAAAGCTGTATTCATTAATATTAACAATTTCTTTAAATCTTTTATAAGATTCAAACAAATCATTTTCAATTAAAAAATTTTTTTCTTTTTTATCCATCTTAATCTTTTAAAAGTTCTTTATTATCTTCTGTTATTATTTTAGCTTTCTTAGTAGCTTTTTCAACAATACCAGTATTTTCTTTTATTTTTACTTCGTAAAACCCATTTTCTTCGGTTTCACTTTTTTGCTCAGTTTTTTCTATGAATTTACCTAAGCTACTACTTTTATTTTTATTTACCCAATTTAATCCCATGTTAAATATATTTTATTATAAATATTACTTAATTAAATATTTGATAAAACCATAGAAATAACGTTTTCAGAATCAATATATTTAATTATATGATAAGGTATATTCTTTTTATTCTCATGTAAAACTACATTATCAAAAGACTTAATTTTATTAATAATTTTTTCATCTGAAATCCCTATGTAATTTGTAGAATTTAAGTCAATACATAATACAGACTCTCCATTACTAATATATATCGCATTAACACCTTTATAAACGGTTTTTTTGTTATTTCTTTTTAAATAATTAAAAACGTTTTTTATAAGACTTAACTTATAATTGGTCACATCAATAGAAAAATATTTTATTCTTGATTCTATGTTATTTATACAAAATTTTATAAACTTAACATAATCTTTATCATATTCAATTCTTTTTTCACTTTTATCAAACGTCCAAAAAATGTTTTCATTGACAACCCTGTCAAATACACTTTTTATTTCAATTCCATTTTCCTTAGCAAAGAAATAACCTATAACTAACGTTGGTATATCTTTGTTTATTTTTGTTATATCACTAACAACGTTAAATCCATAACTAAAATCGTTGTCTTGTTTGTTCGTTACGATATTTGCAATTGCCATCTTTTATACGTTTTAAAGTTTTTGCAAATATATAAAATTAAAAATAAAAATCCAAATTTTTTATATGTTAATTATAAAATCTTCTAATCTGTTAACCCCATTTTCTTTGTAAGATATGTGAACCCAAGCTGATGTCAAATCATTTTTGTATTCAAATATTAACTGGTCATATACAAACCCATTATTTTTCATTATACTCCTTATGTGGTTGTATAATCTTTCAGAGTTAACATACTTATTGTTTGTAAAACCAATATCTACTGCTTCTCCTTTTTGATGTTGTGAACCATTTGAATCACTACGATAACATGAGTTTATTACAAATATTTTTCCAACAGATTTTTCTATTGGTATTATTATTTTATCAATTAAAAGTTTTATTTTTCTTATTATTTCTTCTGGAACATCTTTTTCATATCTTGTAGGTGACATTCTTCGTAAAAAATTTGAAATGTTATAATTTTTATAAACAAGGTTATATGGGTAACTGTTAGGTTTATTACCGTAGATAAATCTATCATTGTTACCTATAAGTCTGCCATCTATCGATGTTGTAAATTCTTTTTCGTTATAAGTATCTATAATATTTATGTTATTTTCAATTGTTTCAACACCTATATCAATTGGTGAATCGTAAACACCATCATTAATATATGGATATGGATATGACATTTTAACACCAGTTATTTTTGTTTTAAAGTTTCCAGCACTTATTGTATGTGATACACCAATAATTAAATAAGTACCATTCCACATTGGCATGTTTGTTAACTGGAAGTACATATATGGTTGAATTTGTGCATTACCCATCATTTCTATTTCACAATTAAATGAACGATTACTATATATGTTATAAAGATTTTGTCCTAAACTAATTTTTTTACCAGGAGATAATTTAGATAAATTATAAACTGAATTAATAGAGTCATCTGTATTTGTTGGTGTATTCATGTTGACCGAAATCTTTTTAAAAAAAGATTCTTTTTGATTACCAATGCTTACTAAAAAAGATGGGACTTTTAAAAACTTATTAACATTTGTTTTAGATATACTAAAATCATATGGTAATGTAATGCTTTCACTCATGTTTTCTGGTTCACATATGTTAAAGCTGTTTTCTCTATAAAGAGAGTTGTAGGTTATATTAGAATACGATGCTGGTTTACCAATATAAATACACATAAAGGAAACCCCATCACTTTTATCTTTTATATCTAAATAAGATAAAGGAGAAAAAAGTTTAGATAAATCATTTTTTTCTTTATAAAATTTAACCCCAGTTATTGGTATAAAAGAAAAATTGTTATCACTTAACACTGAGCTTATAACATTTATTGCTTTTTTACTTTCATTACTGTTTACGATGTCTTCAAGAATTTTTGTGAAATTTATAATTAATTTATCCCCAATTTCAGTATTATATGCTCTATCCATTACGTCAAACTTTTCGTGAAAATTAACAAAAAAACTTTCATCAATACCACAAAGCCATTTATCATAAACACTTTTAATATAACTGTATTTAGACATACAAATTATGTCAGAATTTAATGTTTTTAAATTAGATTCTAAAGTTTTTTTACTAACAACACTGTTGTTTTTAAATATCTTTAATAAATTTTCAATGTATAATAAAATATCATTTTTGTTAACTGCTATTTCTTTATTTTCTTTATTAAATTCATAAACGTCAGTGCCTATAGAATATATTACATCCTTTTCTTTTAATAATCTTATGGTTTCATAAACCGATGGGCTGTCTATGTTATTTTCTAAAAACAAACTTTTCGTAATATCAGAGCCTAATGAAACGTTTTTATATATACTGAATATATCTGAAATATTTTTTTTTCTTAACTTTCTTTTTATTAATGTTATATCGGATTTGTTTTTTATTAAATCAAAAATTTCTTCATAATTTTCAATACTTGAATACGAATCTATTTCTAAAAAATAGTCGTCAACCCATTTTTTGAAGTTTTCAATAAAAATATTTTGTATGTTTTCATTTACTTTGAAAAACTTTTGATTGATTTTTACAAGTCTTTCCCCTTTTTTTGAAGGCAAAAACATGACGTTTTTGTTTATTACACTATTGAATAAAACATCATGTGTATTTGGTAGGTTATAACCTTCAGTATTGATTATGTCAACCTCTTTATTTTTAAATCTATAAAACAAAGAACCAATAAACAAAGTTATAGATTTGGGTAAACTTAACATCTTTTGATTGGTTAAATTATCAAATAAATTTTCTATTTTATCAACATCCATTGGTAACGAATGAAGAAACAAAAATCCTTTAATGTATATACTTTTTTGATTGTTGTATAGCTTTGTACCAAATATTGAGCATGTGTTATTGTTATTTGATAAAAAAGTTCCATCACAATTTTCATCTACACGAAATACGGGATAATGTAGGTTTTGTTTTTCATTATATATTAATTCGAAAGTGTTTTTTTTCTTTTGGTTGTATTCTAAATTAATATTTTTTAAAAATTTTTGTGTTTCAAGTTTGTAATTTGTTTTACCTCCATCACCTAAATATGTAGATTCTAACTTTATTAGTTCTTTGTTAACATAATCACCTTCACTATTATATAAAGATAAAAAACCATCAGCTCTAAAATCTTTTCTACATAAAAAATTATAAGTAAAGTCATCGTTTATGTTCCAATTTTTTTTAAAATAATTAAAATCACTATTTAACTCATTGTTAATTAAATTATTTAATAATTCACTGTAATTTTTTAAATCATTTTCATTTATTATGTTTATATTTTTAAGTTTTTCATAACTTGGGTTATTGTATTTAAAAAATTTTTCTTCTTTTTCGGATATGTATGAAGTTGTTATAAAATTTTTTTCGGAAAAAAACAATGATTTTTTGTCCGATGCTATTGTGTCGATTGTAAATCCATTTATTTCGGATGATTTAATTGATTCTAGAGGTATATAATCTACCGATATATCGTTGTATTTGTTTTTAACAAAACTTAACTTTATTTTATTGTTTTCTTCTTTTAATACTATTTTTTTAGCATAATTAAAAAATGATTCTACGTTTAAATTACTAATGATTTCATTTTTTTTACCATTAGGGAATGTATTGTATAGATTATAACCCTCTATTTTACCAGCCAACTCAATAAACTTTGTTTTATCTGAATCATTTAAAAATTTGTTTGTTGATATGGATAGCATCATTCTTAAACAAGCATTCAAAATAACATCATCAACGTTTCCGTTTAAAACGTTTAAATAAGGTGATTTGTTACTATTAAAATCATAATAATTCAAAGGTATGTATTTTTTTTTGTTAAATACTGAATCAATAGTTGTATTTTGGTTTATTATTTCAACTTGACCACTGATTATTGAGTGAATTAACTCGGTTTCATCAATTATTTTCCCATTCAAACTATTTTCATTAGGCCATGTTTCTTTTAATGTGTTATCCTCAATTTTGTTTATTTGAGAAAAAGGATAAAATTTATCATCATTATCTTTATTATCTACCATATAGGAATTTAACCCATAACTAGATAGCTTTCTATTTGGGTCTATATTTTTAGCACATTCACATATGTTGTGTGTGAAAGTTTCTATATGTGCAGATATTAATCTTATGAAATTGTTTATACTTGGAGTAAAATTTAAACTACTTTTTGTTATGTAATTTATTTTATCTCTAAATATTTTTATATTCTCTTGAGTTTTGTTGTTTATATCATCATTATATTTGTTTAAAGTTAAAATAAGACTTGATAAATCTATTATTTTAACTGTGTTATAATCTTGGGATAAACTTTTTAAATAAATCACTTTTTCAGTTATTTCACTGTTATCTTCTAAATCCCCAAAACTAAATTTATAGTCTTTTAGCCCGTTTTTTTCTAAAAAAGTTAAATACTCTGAATAACTTTTTTCTTTGTTGTTTTCAAAAATTTTAAAATAACTTACGTTTGGTTTTAATATGTTGTATTTATTTAAAGATTTTATCCTTTTTGACGAGTAAAATATTTCATTTATATATTTTAATAAAATATTATCTTTGTTTTCTTTGGTTAAATAAATTATATGGGTGTTTTCTTTTGTAACAAAAAAACTATAAACATTATCTTTGTTTATACCAGACTCCTGTATTTCTGTTATATTTTTAATTTTAGTTAGTAATGATAATACTTCGTTTCTATCTTTTGTTTGTCGTTCAATTTCTTGAATTTCTTTATCATCCTTTAATTTTTCACCTATTTCAATTTCATATTTTTTTAAATCAATATATAAATCATGAATTTTTTTCATAGGTGTAAAACTTCCATCTTCATTCTTAAATTGAAAATTTCTACTATCCCAATAACTAGAACCATTTTTATTTATGTATGGGGCTGTTATTAGTTGACTCATTTCAAAGTCAGACAAAAATGCATAGTCGTATCCAATAAAGGTTGTTTCAAGTATAAAATTACCTTTATTATTATCATATTCACTTCTAACGTCCGTACAATATAACCTAAGCTCGCTTGGTATTCCATAATAACCTTTAACACTCAATGTGTACGTAGGGTATGGCATCATAAAGAATGAAGAAAAGAAATTTTGTGAATTTGTTATATTATTTTCAGCGTTTTTTTGCATTTCCATGAAAACACCAGTACCTTTAACATCAACAAATCTTATTTTTATTAAAGGGGTATACCATGATTTGTAATCTATACTTATATTTTCAATACATACACCCTCATTCATTGATGGTTCTAATTCTTCATATGTTGTAGAATCACTAAAGTCAGTAATATAGTTTTCCCCATTAGTTTTAGTCCCTTTATAAAATGAGGTTTCATCATTTTCTGATGAATATGATATACCAAATATTTTACCAGTTTTTTGAGAATTAGTTATAAAATCCCTGTTCTTAATTTCAACTTCTAAATCAATAAAAATAGACAAATCTTCTATGTTTATTTGAGGGTCTCCATTAGGATTATATATCATAATACCTCTAAAATCTTTTATATTATCCATAATTTGTTGATGTTATGTTTATTATGTCCCAACCAGAATCCAGCTCTTTATCAGTTATAGAATATCCTGTTTCCATTTTAGCCATAGCTCTCATTATTGGATAATATTCATCTTTATTAAAATTTAAAACTTTGAATCTATCAATTCCTGTTTTTTGTTCAACAAATTTAATATATTCTTCTGTTTTGTTTTCGTTCTTTGGGGCCCATCTATTTATAATATCATTTATATTTTTTATATTTAAATTCTCATTATAATTTTTTAACAACTTAGCTGCAGCTCTTATACCATATTTCATTTCAATAAATTCAACAAATAAACCATTACCAATTCGGGCTGTTCCTTTTTTACCAACCCATTCTTCACCAGTTCTTATATTGTATGGATTTTTTAATTCTAACCCACCAGCTTTATTTCCATTATTTATTACAACTATGTGTTCATCTTTTATTCTTGTCAAATTGTAATTATCCAAAAGACCTACAGATTCATTTTTATAAAAATTAACACCAGAAGCGAATCCTTGATTATCAAAATATGGGTATGCTTTTTGAACCTTCATTCCAGTTATATAGGTTGTAAACTTACCAGCACTTATATTATGTTTTATTTTATAAATAAGATAAGTGCCATTCCACATTGGTATATTTGTTAATTGAAAATACATAAAAGGTTGAATTTGTGCATTACCCATCATTTCTATTTCACATTTAAAAGACCTTTTACTATAAATGTTATATAAATCCATACCAGTACCTTCTTTTTTACCAGAAGATTGATTAGATAAATTGTAAACCGCAGAAATGGATTGTTCTGTTGATGATGGTTCGTTCATGTTAACATTTATCTTTTTGAAATAATTTTCGTTTTGGTTACCAACGCTAACCAAAAATGCTGGTGTCATCATAAAATAATTGTTGTCAATTATGTTATTTTGATTATCCCTATAATCATTTTTTTGAAAATCGGATGGTAAATCATCACTTTTATTTTTGTTTTCAATATCATATATGTTATATGTATCGTTTTTGAATTTATTACCATATCCATAATCTAAAACAGAAGATGGTTTACCAACATATATACATAGATATGATGGTTTGTTATCCATTGGTTTTGTGTAATTGTATGGCATTGGTTCAAACAAATTTTGAATATCATTTATTCCGTTATAAAAAACTAGGTTTGAAACTGGAATGTAAAGAAAATTATTCTCAGACATGACTTTGCCAATTAAAGAACCTACTTTTAATGGTTGGTCCATTTCATATATAAACTTTATTATTTTGTTAAAATCTATTAAACATTCATCACCAGCCTTTTTGTTGTAAGCTCTATCTATTATATTAAAATTTTTATAAAAATCAACATAATCTTCTTCTCTTGTTGAACATAACCATTTATCATATAAATTTTTTAAATAATGATATTTTGAAGCGTAAACAATATCGGAATTAACTTCATTGAGGTAGTTATTTTCTTTTTTAATTACAATGCTGTCATTGAATTCCGTATTTTTTTTAAAACTTTCTAAAAACTTATCAATATAAGCTATTACATCATTAGTCCTTAACTTACAACCAGAAAAATAATATAAACTTGCTTTATCGTCTTTTGTTAAAGCTTCACTTATTGTGTATTCTTTCAAGTATACACCGTGATTACATATATTTGTCGTATTTTTTAACAAACTTAAAGTAAAAGATGTAAATTCTCCATCTGGTTTGTTTTCTAAATATAACAAATAATTCTCATTTACATCATTATAACGGTTTTTAAATGAAATCCTGTTATATTGGGATATATTTAAACTTGATAATGAGTTTTTTATATCGGTCACTTTTGTATTTGTGTTTGTTAACAATTCAGACAAAATTTTTAGTTTGTGTTCTCCGTTATTTAATTCAACATATTTTTTATATTCCTTATATTCACTATCGACCCATTCTTTAAAATAATTTACAAAAAAGTTCTTAACATCTTTTCTAATTTCAAAAAACTCTTTAGGTATTTCCTCATAATAATCATTATTATACCTATAAAAAGTTAAAACTGAATTGTTTTTTAGCTTCAAAAACTTAGATTTACTGTTTTTACCTAAAAAATATCCATCCCTATAAAAACTAGAATCGTTTTCATATCTATAATATAGAGAGCCGATATAAAGTATAACACTTTTTTGCAACTTTAAAAATTTGTTATTTTCTATTTCAGATATGATTTTTTTAAAATTGTTTATATTTAAAGGGAGTGTATTTAAAAATAAATAACCTTTAATATATTCGTCTTTTTGCATGTAATAAATTGAGCTACCAAACAAAGAGCCAGAATGTCTTTCTGTATTTGAAACTATATCTACACGGAACAGAGGAAAACTAATATTTTCTTTACCAACCATTTCTTTTACAGAAAGAACATCTTCTTTGTAGTAATCATCCAACCCATCTTTATTATATTTATTTCCAAAATTTACCGTTTTGTTATTGTCTTGTTCAGTTAACAAACATCCACTATAATTGGTTATTTTTTCTGAATCTTCTTTAGCTTTATAATATGAAACAAATCCTTTATTATTGTTGCTCCCATCATCCAATACATCTAAATAAAAGTTTTCGTTAACAGTGAATCTTTTTATAATTTCATCAGTTCTACCATAAGATTCAGTTTTGCTTTTTATGTAGTTTAAATAGTCGTTAAAATCGTTGTCACTTACGAATTCTAAAACACGACCTTCTTCTGATGAATTATTTGTTAATCTACCTTTTGTTTTAACATACGAATTTTCATCAAAACTTATAGTCTTAACGTAATTGTTGTCTTTAAAATTAATTTCTTCCGAATTAAAGTTCTTTTTAAAATTCTTAAAAGTTTTAACTGTCGTAGGTATAAACTTTTGTTTTAAATTTAAATGGTTTACATTATAATCATTACTTATTAAATTTAATTCACAAAAACCATTTTTATTGTTAATAATATTTAATTTTTCTTCGGCAATTTTTAATAAACTGGAAGACGTTAATGATTTATTTTTAAATATTTCTTTAATCTTACCATTATTGAAAACTGAAGATAAATTATATCCTTCAATATTACCTATTTGTTCTATATATTTTATAATATCTTTTTCTTTTGTATTAATGTAATTTGGATTTAAAGATATTACCCTAAACATTCTTATTAAAACGTTTACAATTATGTCTTCCATGCCATCGTTGTTAAAAAAAAGAGTATTATACGGATTTTCATTTCTATTATAAACAAAATCAAACAAATCAATAGGAATAAAATCTTTTTCTAAATTGTTAAAAACATCACTTTTTAACTGGTCTTGAAATGTTCTAATTTGAGCATTTGTTAACTCGTATACAAGTTTTGCTTCTGGTATTATTGGTTTTATGTATTTTTCACTCGGCCATGTTTCTGTTTTTACGTTGTTTACGTCCATATACAATGCTGGAAAAGGATAAAAAATATCATCGTTTTCTTTATTGTCAGTGTTGTCGTATCTAAGACCAAATGATTTAGATATACTCCTATTTGTTCCAGCATCATCTATCGTTTTATACATGACATGCATAAATGTTTCTAAGTGAGACGAAATAATTCTCATAAAATTATTTATGCTAGGTTTAAATCCTATTTTATCTATAAACGTGTTTCTTATAGTATCGTTTATCTTCTCAATATTTTTGTTTCTTTTTTCAGATATTTGTTCTATTGCGTTAGTCAAAGCTTTTGACAACTGAGAAAAATCGGCACATCGAATATATTTTATATCTTTTATTTTACCGTCTTTTAAATTTATGTTACCTAAACTAATATTGTAGTTTTGTAGAAAATTATTATTAACTAAACTTTCTTTAAATGAAATAGTATAACCACTTAACCCTAACTCTTTTAAAAAAGAGCTGTAATCTTCCGATTCTTTTATTTGATTGTTATTTTTATATATCGCTATATCTTTATATTCACATTCATATTTAAAATTTGATGAAATATACTGCTTTAAAGTTTCAACATTTTTTGTGTCATCATAAACTTCTTTTATGTAATTTTTTAAATATGAATCAAATTCAACGTCATTTAAACTTTTTATTCCATAAAATAGATATGAATTGTTTATAGTTTCACTAATGCAGCTTATGTTGTTTTTGTTGTCACCTATATTTAAATCAATACCTAAATTTTTAATAGAATTCAATTTGTTAAGTAAATTCTTTATTTTTGTTAAGTCGGAAGATTGTTCATCTATTATTTTAGCTAATTCATTTTCAGATGTTATCTTATCTACACTTATAGATATATTCTGAAGTTTAGTGTGGAGTTCATCGATTGTTGGAATCTTCTCACCACTATCAAATTTAAAATTTTTTGATTTCCAATACGTTTCTCCTTCGTATTTACAATATGGAGCATATCTTAAATAAGATATATCTAAATCATCTAAAAATGCATATGTAACACCTTTAAATGTTACGTTAAAAACAAAATTTCCAACCGTTGAATCAAATTCAGCCTTTGCGTCTGTACAGTAAAGTTTATACTCTACTGGCTCTCCATAATAACCTTTAAGTTTTAAAGTATATACTGGATATGGAAAAGAGAAAAACGAAGAAAAAAATTGTTCAGATAAAGTCCCACCATCTTGAACATATTGAGCTGACATGAATACACCAGAACCCCTTACATCAACAAACGTTATATTAACAGATGGTTTGTACCATGCATCAAAGGTAACGTCTATATTATTTATCCCAATACCTTCTATTGTGTTTTCTTTTACGCTGTTAACAGTTGTATCCGTATAAAAGTCAGTCAAAACGTTTTCGTTTCTTATAACAGAACCTCTAAAAAATGATATGTTTTCAGATTTATTAGGCGAATAACTTATGCTTATTGTTTCTTTATTTTCACTTGAATACACCAAAGAATATAACCTATTTTTCATTTCAACTTGTAAATCTACAAATATAGATAAATCCTCTATGTTTGAGGATTTTTGACTAGATGAATTAGGGTTATAAACTAATATGTTTCCAAAATTACTTACATGTTCCTTTGACATTACAATCCATAATTTTTAATATATTTAGAAACTTCGTTTTTATATGTAACTAATGCCGTTTCAAGAGGAAATGGAATTCTTAGCAAAAAACCGTTAGGTATTAAAAACTCCAAACTTGGAACAGATGGATTTGCTAGTGATATAAGCCATCCGTAATTAGCGTCATCATAATATTTATTTGAAATCAAATCAAGCCTTGTTTCCCCAGATTTATATGTATGAAACAAGTCAGTATCTCTAACACCGATATTTATGTGTGGTAAAACCTTATTTTCGTCTCCCATTTTAAAACTTTCGTATCTATCCATTTTTACATCGTATTTATATTTTTAATAACATCATCGTTATAAACTCTTATATCTTCTATTGTAGAAGATACCTCATTATCCATGTTATACATTTCACTTTTAACTTTATTTGTGTCATTAAGTGAAACGTTTTCATTCGTTTTAGAGCTTTTATTATATAATGAAGTGTTTGCAAAGAAATTAAATGATATTGCGTTTTGAAGCTCTCTTATAGGACCACTTAAATCACCACCACCAACGAATTTAAACGACATTGATATGTTGGCTAGCTGTGGTTGAACTCCAATACCCTCTTTATTTAAATCCCACAACAAAGGTTCATAGGTAATATTTATGTTATCAATTATTATTTTTTGGTTGTAAAAATCACCAAGTCTAAGGACACAAACTGGTGCTCTACCAAAAGCTAAATTAGTAGCCGTTTTATAGTTTCCACCCCCAACACCATAAGTAGGTCCTTGTCTTGTGCATTGATGTAAAAATGTTAACCTATCGTTAAAACCTTCTGGTGAAGAAGAATGGAATGCTGGAGAAAAACATTTTAGTTTGTTAGCTATTTCAGTTTCAATACCATCAATATCTATTATACTGTTTTCTTCTTTAAAATTATTATCTTTTTTTAGTTTTGTATTAAACTCTATACCGTTTCTTTTTTTGAAATAGTTTGTTAAACCATCATTTTTAATTCCTTCTGGTATAAAATCCAAAAATGATGGATAATCTACAATTAAAGTAAAATTTAACGTACCACTTCTCTCTGTGTTTACGTAAGTGTATATTGGCTCACCTCTACCTATAAATTGGTCTGAATTCCAACTAGCTGAAACGTTATCAGTAAAATTTAAGTTATAAGGTGGAAACCACATTATTCTACCTTTGTTTGGTCCATATTTAACTGAATCATCATCACTTAAAAAACCTTTCCAAGCCAAGTTTTCAATAGAAAACATATATCTTTGAGTTGTACTCATTTTATCAAACGAGTTTAAAGAAGATGAACTATCAACATCAGTATTGTATCTAGCTATTTTAGGCTTTTTAGAGCCGTTTAAGACACTATAGCTTTTTTTAGATAAAGTTCTAAGACCTATATCAGAAAGTTGCTTATCTATGTTTAAATCATATTCATTTTCGTTGTTATTGAAGTTAACTCCATAAGAATTTACACTATCATATACATACAGGTTTGGGTTTGTATTTTCGTTTTTTTCGTTTATAAAAGTCTTTATTTTTGAATCAGAAGAAAACAATTCCTTCATTTTGTTTAGAATTGAGTTTCTGTTTTGATTTTGTCCAAAATAATTTTCACCAGAGTTCCATAACTCTGATTTTGGAAACTTCTCTATTGAGTTATCTTCTGTTAAGTCATATAAATTTGAAAGATATCCATTTTGTTCTTTTGAATCATCAGAATAAACATTATATAAATTTCTTTTTAAGTTGTTTAGTATAATTTTTCTTAATCCTCTTGAAGTGTTTTTTTCTAAAAGATGTTTTGAGTTTTCAGAAAGAGAACTACCAGTCAAATCTTTTTCTTTTTTAATGTAACTTGAATAATTGGATATATATCTTTTGTTTGAGTTTATGTTGTCACCTACCATTTCATCATGAAATATCGTAGAAGATACATCAAGTTTTGTTTTATTTTTTCTCCAATCTAAACCAGCACCGTTAGTTATTTCATCGGTTATGTTTGTTATTAACGAATCGGATATTGTAATTTTGTTAGACAAACCAAGGGGTTTACCTTCTATTTCATCCTCGTTAAAAGAGTTGAAAATGTTTTCAATTGAGTTTTCAATAAAATCTTCGGCCAATTCTTTTCCAATAGCAATTTTTTTAACTGCACTTGCTGTTGATTTGTTTAAAAAAGTAAATTTCAAGCTATTTCTATTACTAATACCTAATGGTGTATCACCTTCAAGTATTGTTGTGCTAAGCAAATCTTTAACATCTGTCAAGTCTACAATAGAATAAGAACTTGTATCAACTGGTGAACCATTGTTTGAGTTACCTAGACTAAACCCAATAGTATCACCGTCAAATATTGCATTATAAACCGAGTTAGACACATTATTTCCTTTGTTGAATTTTGATATAAAATCATAATATGTGTTCAGGTTTGAAAACTCATTATTTTTAACTTCATCTGTTATTTTAAAAGATTCATAATCATTAACGTTTTTACCTATTGCTTTATAAGAATATTCATCTATATTTGTGTCCGAAAGTCTTTTTAGTTTTTCAACGTTTGAATAAAAAGATATTGATGGCTTACCTATGTTAGCATTAACATCAACATAATGGTTATCTGATTTTGATTCACCCAAGTTGAAGTTTAATAAAAAGTCTCTTAGTTTTCCGCTTGTTGTGGATATATTTTCTGACATCTGTTAAAATTTGTTATATATAAATATTTTTACTGTTTTTTTAAAAAAAGACAAAAACATGCTGAAAAACATGTTAAAAAATTTGGAAAAACAGTTTTTTTTGTTTTATTACTAAATTATGAAAAAACCACATATAAATTAATCTAAAAATAAAAACATATGTTAAATATATAATAATAAATTAATATATATATTTAAATTATACTATATATTTAAACTTATATATTTAAAATTATATATATTATTTATATATAACATTAAGTTAACATATATAATTTATATTAATTTATATAATATTATTATTACATATGTTATTATTTTTTATGTTAATATAATATTATAAATTAACATATATAATAATATAAAATATTTTTTGTTTAATTTAAAAATATAGTTTAACTTATATAATAAAAATATATAACATGTTTTTATTTTTTTTTCTTTTAACTAATTTAAAAATATAGATTAATTTATTATTAAAGATGACGCATATGTTTTTTGTTTTTAGATTAATCTATATTGTAGAAAAATAACAAAAAAGTTAAATCATTGAATATTTGTTCATGTTTCCAGAATAAACTCCACCATTGTTGTCTCTATTTAACTGGTTAGCTATCGCAGCAGTTATCTCTTTAACAAATTCTGGATTTTTAAGAAGTTCACTAACATCAATCTTTGCAGAAGAACCGTTACTAGTTAACCTTATTTCACCTTTAATTATATGTTCAACACTTCCTTTGATATTTTTTCCTTGTGGTTGTGTGTTTTGAATCGTTTCAATTTGTTTTTGAATAACTTTGTTTGAATTTATCACTGAAACCATTTTTAAGGCTTCTGGTGACATTATTTTTTCGTTTGATACAGGAATACTATTAATTGTTTTTGATTTGTTATACGCATCCAAAACAGCATTTTTGTTGAAGTTTGAATACTTATTTTTATCAATGTTATTGTTTAACGATAGAATAGAATCTATTGGTCCACCTTTTTTCATAGCTAAAACATCATCCTGTTTGTTTATCTTAACAACTTGACCGTTAGACTTTACTATACCATCATTTATGTTATCGCTTGGACTACTTAGTTTATCAACATCTCTTTTTGCATTGTATATATCAAGACCCATACCAACAGCAGTTCCTACATATGGAACAAAGCTCACTGCACCAGATAATACATCAATTCCAGCACCAGCAAAATCTCCTTTTGTCATTCTACCTATTGCGGACATTAAACTTATTGCAGCACCAATCAAAGGTAATTTTTTGAATAAAGTTTTTGCTAGAAATTCACCCGATTCTTTACCTAAAAAACTAGCACCAGCTTTTTCTGCAACCTTAGAATATAATTTTGTATTTTCAAATATAGCTTCACTACCTTTTAATAAATTAGCTCCCTTATAAAGAGCATTAACACTACTACCAACAGCACCTATTTTACTAAACGTTGATGATTCTTTTTTAGCTATATCACCAGTACCAAGAATTCCACCACTTTGTTCACCTAACGCAAGACTTTCTATATCACCACCAAATAAGTTTGCAATTCTTGTTAACGCTGGGTGTAATTGGTTTAAAACTTTAACCACTGGATATGCGAATGATTTTTTAAGGAAATCAAAAAAGTTTTGTATCATATCATGAATTCCTTGAGTGTTTCTTGCAACATCCTTTATTTGAACCTCTGTTGGTCTCAACGAAGCTATCTGTTCTTTTGATAATCTACCTATTTCTTCAGCTATATACTCGTCTCTCTCTTTGTTGTATACTGAAACTTCCCATTTACCACTTTTTTTATTAAATTCAGCCATTGATGAAATCAAATCTTTATCATCCTCGTTCATCTGTGGGTTAAAAGTTATCGTTTGTGATATTGCTTCTCTTTTAGCTTTCGTTCTAGCCACCTTAACCATTTCATCATAACTAACACCCATAGCTTTGGCTGCTTCTTTTGCTCTCATCATATCAATAGAACCACCAGCAAAAGATATTTCACCTGTTTCCCTACTAAACCTCATCATTGATGTAGTCATGGCTTCATATCTTTTTGTAAGACCCTCCATGTTATTCAAAGATTCGTTAAGTAGTTGGATTGGGTCTGACAATGAAGAATAAGCACCTCCTAAACTTTGTAGCGCAGCAGCAGTTTCTAACGCACCTTCTGGTGTTGAAACCTTGTCAGCCAGTTTTGCTACTTCATCCATGTTAATTCTCATTTTTATAGCGTAAGAAGTCATATCCATAAGACCTTTTACACCGTTTTTAAAAATATAAGAGTTTGCTAACTTTAAGTTGTCGTTAACTTTCTTGGCAGCAACAGATGCAGATACACCTTGTTTTTTAGCGTTGTTAATTAAATCGTTCATCATCATAGATGAAGAAGCAATACTCAATCCAAACAAATCCATGTTAGCCATGAATCCAGAAGCTTCTTCAACTCCAAATCCAGTAGCAACAGCCATGTCAGACATTAGTCTTAAATTTTCTTTTGAAAGAACAACAGAACGACCAGTTTCGTCAGAATATCCAGATTGCATTTTAACCAAATCTTCCGTTTTAACACCAATCATTGCAGTGTAAGCGGAAGCTTTTGCTATGTTGTTTTTAAGTTTTGAAGCTTCTTTTTGGGATAAACCATAATTTGCAGCTAATTTTGATGTAACTGATTCGGTTTGTAGAGCTGTATCTAATACTTGTTTTCCATATTGAGCTATCTTTGAAACAACCGTGGATGTTATAGTAAAAGCAGTATTTAGTCTTTCAGCTCTAACCTCTGCTTTATTCTCAATATCTAGTTGTTTTTTTCTAAGTAAATCAAGTTCAGACTCTGAATTATCGTAAAGTGTTTTTTGTTTTTTTAGATTATCTTCTTCAGTTTTATAGTTAGCAAGAAGCTGTTTGTGTAAATCTTTTAAACGTTTTATTTCTTCAATTACATCTTGAGTTTTTCTTTTACCACTAAGAGATTGTAAGTCGTTTATTTTTTTTACATTTTCGTTTATTTTTACGTTTTCTTCACTTAACTTTTGTTCTCTTTTTTTGTAACTTTCTTGTAATTTTAAAATGTTAGAAATTTTTTCAAGATTTTCCTTATATTTTATGTCGTTATCCAAAACATCTTTTACAGATTTTTTGAAACGGTTATATTTTTTGGTATTATCCTGTATTGAATCACCAGCAGAAGACAAATGATATGTTATTTTCGATAGGTTTTCACTTATCGAATTAAGTTGCTCAGCAATTGATGAAAAATCTGGTAAATTCTGTGGATTCAAGTTGTCTGCCATTTAAGTAAATCTTTTGATATAAATATTTTGTATAAAAAAATGCTGAATTATATAAATCCAGCATTTTTATTCATTGTTTGTTCAGTTTTAGCATAATCATTCAAAACGTCACCACTTAATGTGACTTTATTTTTATTACCTTGTCTCTTTATATTTTCTTCTTCTTCAATAATATCAGCGTTATGTTTATTAATCCACCATTTTCTTTCACTAACAGGCATGTTGAAAACAGTTTCCCTTGGTAAATTTATAAATTTAACACACCCATAAATTTCTTCTAAAAGAACTGATTTATACTCAGGAGTTATAAATGAGAATAGTAGAGTCGATGTTAAGAAAGGTCTTAAAAGAACCACCTCTCGGATTCTTGACTTCAATTGTAAAGTCTACACCTGGTTCGTTTTTAGAAATATATTGTCTTAATGCGGAAGCATCACCAGCTCTCATGTTCCTAACAATATTTTCAATCTTAACTTTATCTCTTTCTCCATCAAATTCAACAATAGCATTAGTTAATCTATATGTGACAGTACGGTTATACTGAATATCACTTGTATTAATTGAATTAACATAGTTGTTTATAAATCCAATACATTGATTAATGTTTTTACTATTTTCTTTTGATATATCTAAATCTGTTTTAAGATAGTCAGACAAATCGTTAACTATTTCCATTAAACCAATTTTTCTTATACTTTTATCCGAAAATTTTACAAACTCCTCAAATTTCAAATCATCATGCCTACTTGAAAATTTAAATTTTACGTTTTTCTTAGACAATGGTAAAGTAAACGAAAATAGTCCTTCATCATCTGGGGTTAAGTTAAATTCTTTAAATTTAAGTTCCGTTAAATCAATTGTTGTTTCAAATCTTTCTTTTGATGAAGAATCAGTAACTGATACTGGAAAATTTGGTCCATAACCATCAGCTCTAAGCCACAAAAGAATAGCATCAATATCGCCTTGACATAGAGTTTTAGGGTCTATTCTTTTATCTAAAATTTTACGTCTAAGAATTACATCAATTATCTTACCATCTTTATATAAATTTGGTGAAGTAATAAAGTCTTCATCGGCAGCAGTTAAATGAGCTACTTTAAGTTTACCTATTTTATGTGGATAAACAAGACCTTTTGACGGTAATTCCAAAACATCATAACCAGAACCATCATCATAATCATCCAAATCACTTTGAACATTATAAGTTGATATTTTATCTAAAATTCTATCTTCGTTTTCTGATACAGGGTTAACCATTATATTTTTGATTAAATCAATATCTTCCTTTTTGCTTACTTGATTCAAAGTTTTTTTCATCATTTCATCTTGAACCTGTTTAAGTCTTTCTATTTTTTCTTCAGAGATTCCTTCCATGTGTTTTATTTAAAAAATATTATATACATGTTTAAATTAAACATTTAAGTTTTCATTATCTTTGTTTTCTTCTTTTTTGCTATCTCCTAAAATTCTGTTAGCGTATTTATTTAGATTTTTTTGTACAGAATCATCAGATAAAGATTTAGCACCCATTAAAGAACATGAAAAAGCAGAACCTATTATAAAAGCGTCTGGTGATGATAAAACTAAAGAAACAACAACAGAAGCTATGAAGACTAAATAAGCTAAAAGCTTTGATGTTGTGAAGTTTAAATAGAAACTTATTCTAGATTTTAATTTATTGTTATCAATCATTTTATTTTTAAGTTATTTTTTATTAAATCAAATACTTTTTTAGGGTCGTTTTTAATATCACTCTCCCATATTCTAAGCATTTTTATACAGTTTAATTTAGCCCAGTTGTTTTTAATTTCATCCACTTGACGGTTTCTTTTTTGAGTTCTGTTAAGCTTTTTAAATTTGTTTGGGTTAGAATGCCAGTAATCTCCATCAATTTCTATAATTAACCTATGTTCTGGTAAAAAAAAATCATAAAAACGTCCAATAGATTCTGCTTTATATTGATAAGTATATTTTAAACCTAATTTATCTAAAAAATAGTTCATAAAATACACTTCCAGTTTTGAAGTCCCGCAAGATATTTCTTCTTCTTTTTCAGAATCAATATTCAATTCTTTTTTTATTATATTTCTTATTGGTTGTTTGTATTTTACCATAGTAAAAAAAATAGAGAAATAATTAAATTCCTCTATTATTATTTTAATATTTATTTTTATTTTAGTAAACTAAAATTGCGTAGTCATAACGAACGTTTATTTCTATAGTAACTAAATTGTTATCATCATAACCTAAGTCACCGAAGTTAGCAGTAGTTAAAAATGCATTTACTAAAATCCACTTTTCAACAACGACACCAGATGGGTCTAGCAATTCTAGTTCTATGTTTCTTTTATATGCAGCAGCATAACCTTGTCTACCAGTAACAGATTCAGAATGCAATCTAATCCATTCCATTACAGCCTGCGTAGTTGACGGTCCAAGCGGGTCTCTTAGTGTGATTGAAATCGGCTCCCATTTATATCTACCCAAAACCCAAGTAGAAGTATTAAGGAATGGAATTTCAACCTCGTCCTGTGTGATTGTTGGTCTAGAACCACTCAACACAGTCCACTCTTGGATTCCTAAATCAGATGGGAATCTGAAAATAAATCTATTTTTTTTCTTAGGTTCATACACCAAAGGAATCTTATTGATTAAATTACTCATGTTTATATTTTATTATTGGTTTATTGCTATTTTTTATTGTTGTGGAACTGATATTTTTTCTTCACCTTTGTTACTATACAAAAACTTATCACAAGCTTCGTATATAGATTTCATAAGTTTATATTTACTTTCTTCCGAAGTTGGGTCTAACTCAGCTAACATAATCATAGACGATTTTCTCATTTCCTTAATTTTGTTATCAAAATCGTTTGAACCGCTTGGTTTGACATCATCAACTTCCTTTTCATTAAATGGTAACTCGCTATCAGTATCTTTTAATTCGCTAGGAACTTCATCTTCTGAAATATTTTTAGGAAAAACATAACTTTCGTTCAATGTCTTTAATATTTCTTTAGTTATAGTTTTAATATCATCCATTTATGTACTTTATTTTAATAATAAATATGTATTAAAAAATAATTTATTTTTAATATAAAAAAAATAATTGATAATTTAAATTATTTTAATAAAAAAATGGTCTAGAAATTAATCTAGACCATTTATTGTTTATTTAGTTTTCATTGAAGTTAACCGATTCTGGTGTTGCAACAAAAGAAATTTCTATGTATTCCAAAGCTCTAATTGGTTTAACGAAAATTTTAACTGGTAAAGTTAAAGCTTCTCTAGCTTCTGGACTTTCATCAATTTCTATTTTATAATCATATATACCTCTTGAATTTTTTATGTTATTCAAAATAGGATTGACCAAAGACCTAAACTTAGCTGCCGTAGTAGAATCGTTTTGAGAAAATACTAGCTCCAAAGAAGCAGCAGTAACAAGTTTTTTAAGACGAATAAGAAGCCTTCTTACGTTAAGTCTGTTTCTAACCGTATCAGCTTTTTGTAAAGTTTTTTGTCCGAAAATCAAAACACCTTCTGACGAGAATGTTTTAATTGGATTGATTCTACCGTTAACTAAAGTGTCTTCTTGTGCTTTCTTGATTGATTTTTTAGCTCTAATACAATCAACCTTACCTCTTATTACACCTGCAGGTGAAAACCAAGGATAAGAAGTATTATCGGTAAAAGCCAATGTTCTAACAACATCTTTTGTAGGTGGAAGATAAATGTATCTATTGTTTTCTGAATCTTTATATTTAACCCAAGGATAATATGTTGCTGAATAACTTGAATCAATATCAGAGTTATCCACAATAGATGCTACGTCTGAAGCTAAATACATTACTTCTTCTGAATCATTAGAACCAGATGGTTTATCTGGTGTAGTTATAATATAAACAGAATCCCCACGCTCTTGTTCAATCATATCAACGACCTCTTGAACCAAATCACCATTGTTTTCTAAGTCAATACCAGGAGTTGCAAAAACATTTATATCAATCGATTCTGGGTCTGAGAATGTTCTATACGCTTTCAAAAATGCATAATAATCAGAATTGTTTATAGCAGTTGTGTTAATATCTTCATCGGTAATAACTTTTATAACGTCACCTTCGATTATATTAGCGTTAAATTTGTTAAATCTGAAAGAATCTCCGTTAGTTCTTTGGGTTCTTGAAATATCCCAACCATCAAAACCACCATAGAATGCAGAAGTAAATTTACCTTTAACTTTATCACCAATACAGTTTACAGTTGGTGTGTCAAAAACTACTGAACCAGTAATTCCAGAAGCGTTAGGATTCAAGTGGAAACCGTGAGTTCTCAATGTTAATTCACTTCCATCTGAGTTAAGACCCTTGAAAGATAAAAAGTCAGAATCAATACCGTTAAATTGAGATAAATCAGAAATACCAAAATATTGTCTTCTTTCTCTAATATCTTCGTTATAAACAGTGTTATATGCAATGTTGGGTGTGCTACCAGAAATTCCAGCAATAGAATAATCTCTTATTGGTAATCCCTCAAAACCAACAGGCAAAGAATAATAGTTTGTATCATCATCTTCTAATTCAACTAATATGAATTTTGATTTTGGTTCATAAGAGTTATCAACAGTACCAATTTTATACCCTATAAAATTAGGACTAGTAGGGTCCATGTTACATTTAGAGAATGTTTCAATAACAACAGGGTTTGCATCAGTATCATAAAAAGCTCTCAAAATAACATCAAAAGTTAAATTCAATGTATCAACGTTAGCAATACTAATTTTAAATAAAGTGTTAGCTGAATCACCATCCGAAATAGTGAAAAATCTAAACAATCTAGAAACAACATTACCCTTAACGTCTGAAACAAACCAAGGTGTCATAGCAGAACGATATTCTGTTTTGTAGTTGTTAAAATCGTTTATTTTAGTAGAAATAGTTATTTCATCAGTAGGATTTAAATCTTTAACTGTTGAGTCGTACAATTCTTCTACATAAACATCGGCTAACTTACTATCCATGTTTGTACCTAAAACTTTGGTTATATAATTCTCGTTAGACGGAATTAATGAAAGGTTATAATCAACAGTAGATGCATCTGATTTAGTAACGGTTAAGGTAAAACCACTAGCAACTTTATTTAAAGCAGATATAGTTACATTTGTTACAGGGTTAATTACCACTTGATTTGTAGTCCCACTTGATATCGTTGTATACTTAGGTCTAATAACACCATAAATAGTAACATTCGTTGAACCAGTAGATTTAAGAACCCATGCCCCTTGATGTTCATACCCAGTCAAACCTAATACTCTTGTCACAAACAATTGGTTAGATTCACTTAAATATGATTTAGCTATATATGGTAGTTCATATCTTGGGAATTGACTTCCTTTATATAATGTTGGGTCTAACCCACCAAAATAGTTTTTAAATTCGTTATAGTTTGTTATCCAAATAGGTTGAAAGGCTGGTCCATACAACGTTTCACCAGCTAGACCAAGAGTCGTTACACCAAGCGATTTAACTGTAGAAGTCAAATCTATTTCTTGTGTGTAAACTCCAGCAGCAACATGCGTTCCCCTAGGACTTATGTTAATTTTTGTCGCCATTTTTATTTTTGTTAAATTATTATTTAATAATAAATATCCGATTAATTTGGCTTTTAGTCTAAATATCAAATAATAAATGTAATTGACGAGCTTTTTGTTTGAGATTTCCTATATATTTTTATAGAATAATTAGAATTTGCTGGAATATTAATAGATAAATTTCCAGAAGTTGGATATTTAATATTATTTATAAACAATTCATTTATATTTTCGGTGTTTATTTCGGACACATTTATTGTTTTGTTATAGTTAAATCTTATAATGTTTTTTGAATTAACATTAAAGAAAAGTTTAACATAACCACCGTCATCAGATATAGCAGGGTTAACTAATTTTGATGAATCATCTGTTATTGATAAACTAACGTTAGATGGAATAAAGTTACTTTTAAAATCCTCTTTATTTATTATATAACCTTTAACTAAAAATCTAGCGTTTTGTACATAAACCTTCCTTTCGTCTAATTGGTATTCTGAATCATCGGACATAGAATCCAATTCTATTGACATATAATGACCGTTAACAACTATATAAGCGTTAAGCGATTTAAATTTATTTATTATTTTGTTGTTAAACTCATTTAGAGAAGACAAACTAGTTCCAACCATTTTCAAATCATACTCAATATCCAAACCATACGGTTGTTTCATGCTATATTCTACTATCTGGCTACGACCACTAACGGTTATGTTCTTCCTAAACATAGGATAAAACCTATCACCTGGAATGTTACTGAAATCAGAATAAATTGTCCCAGAAAAAACATCGGTATCTCTTGATATTATTTGAAAATCAGAAGTTTTATCACCATTTTCATATTCATATTCCCATGTTTTCATTTGTTCAGCCATTCTTTCTTGCGTATAAAATCCACAAGGTATCTTATCACCATCTACTATTATAGATAAATCGTTTTTAACAAATTCAGTAAATGATTTGTCTATGTCATATATTTGAACTTCAGATGGCATATCCATTCCGTTGAAAATTTCCATTAAGTTTTTTTCTCTTTGTAAATCCCCAGAAATGTTCGATGATTTATCTAAGTTAATTTTACTTTTTATAATTTCATTCATTTTTAAATACCTTTAAATTTTATAGGGTCAACTGGAACACATTCAATAGTTCTATACACTGGTTTTATTCCGTATAAAGTATGTTTGTTATCATAATTTTTAACTCCATCATTAGAAACTGTAAAATATTGAATGTTGTTAATATCTATTTTAACTGCAATATAATCTCCATAATTAATATCACAATTTAGTTTTTTCAAAACGTCAACAAAAACATTAATAGTTAACTTACCAGTTTGAAGATATCTCGAAGCTCCTTTATCTTTATCATATGATTTATTTTCTGCTTGCTCTAATTTGTACGAACAAGGTATTTCAATTGGAGTTTTATACACAATAGAGTTTTTTTTAACTTCGTTATACAAATCATCGGTTACAGTCTTGATTTTATCAATCCTATATAATACAACCGTTTGGTTAACGTCAGTACTAAGATAGTCTATTGCTGTATCAATTTCAAACCTCAAAGATTCTTCTGAATAAAACATATTGTTCCTATTCCTTGTGTTTTCCTGCATAAAAATATGTTGTTTAATAATAAATAGCTAAAAATTTGTTTATTACAAGTTTTATATTTATCTTTGTAAATTATAATTTTAAAACATGTCATTAAAAAAAACAAATCAATGTATAGACATACTTTCTGAATACAAAGGTATAAATCCATATTTAATAAGCCTAAAAAAAATGTTATCTAGAGGTTCTAGTGAGTGCCTTAGTGATTTTGCTGTAGAATATGTTTTAAATAACCACGAAAAAGAACCACTTGTAATAAATAAGACAATAAAAATAGCAAAATGGTTTGCTGAGTCTAAAATGAATACATGGGTAGTTTCTTTTGTCCCAGAAAAACTTTTAATATGTGAGTTTTTTGGTGAGACATCAAAATCGATACACGTATCTATAAAATATAAAAGAAATCAAACAGAACCTTCGTATGTTTTCATACCTAAAAAAGCTTTACTAGACGATATATTTCTAGAAGATTATAACGGTCTAGAAATAGATTTTGACCCATATGATAATATAATGTCATCAATAAACAGGAAAGTTTTACCACATCAAAAAGAAGCGGTAAAATTTTTACTATCCAGAAGAAAAGCCATTTTGGCTGATGAACCAGGTTTGGGAAAATCACAACCATTAGATAGTAAAGTCTTGACTCCAAATGGATTTAAAAAGATGGGAGACATCAAGGTGGGTGACGAAGTAATGGGTTTAGATGGTAATACCCAGATAGTAGAAAAAATATATCCACAAGGTACTCAACCATGTTATTCTTTCATGTTTAACGATGGTTCATATGTCGAAAGTAGCGAAGACCATTTATGGAAAGTAAATATAATGAGAAAAAATTATATATACACTACAAAAGAACTATACGACAGATTTAACAACGAAAAACATGCTTCAAGATATTTAAAGTGTGTTGCAAAAGCCATAGTTCCATCAATAAAACCTATGAATTTTGAAGAAAAAGAAATAGATATTGATTTAAATGTTTTAGGTAAAATAGTCGGTTATGGTATCACCAATATAACCCAAAAGAGAGAACCTAAAAATATGACTAAAAAAGAACTTGAATTTGTTAAAAAAAATGGTTTATATAATTTTTTAGAAACAGATGAAAGGTTTATTCCAGATATAATAAAATACAATTCTATTGATGTAAGAGTAAAATTCGTTAGAGGTCTATTTTTGTGTGACGGTCTTTTTCTTGAAGACACTACACAGTTGTTTTTTACATTATCAAAAAGGTTAAGAGACGATGTAACTGAAATAATAAGGTCTTTAGGTGGAACAGTTGAGTTAAGTAAGAAAACTATAAAACCAGAAATAAAAGGGGTTGAAAAAGAAGTTGAAGTTTATGTTGTAAGAATAAGGTTAGATAACAGTATTTGTTTGTTTGAAAATTTTGAACACATTTTTAAAAACCAGAATCCATTCTATAAAAAAACTAATTTTAACCCTAAAAAAACAATAAAGTTTATTAATAAAATAGAGGATAAAGAATGTCAATGTATAAAAGTTTCAAACCAAGACCATTTATATATAACTGATGATTATATTCCTACTCACAACACAACATCATGTATACTATCTTCGTTAGAGGGTAAATTTAAAAAAACTTTAATTATTTGTCCAGCAAATGCAAAAAGTGACTGGTATCGTGACTTATGTTTTTTGGTTGACAAAAATGAAATAGGTGTAGTAGAAAGTAGTAATTGGACTTATGATAAAAAGTTTGTTATTGTAAACTACGATATTATTGATAGATTTCATAAACCACCAAAATCAAGAAAAAAAGAAGATATTGAATATGCATTACAAAATAGTATATTAATTAAAGAAAATTTTGATTTATTAATAATAGATGAAGTTCACACACTAAGTAATAATTCTGGGTTAAGAGCTTCAACAATTGATAATTATGTTAAATTATCTGGTATTAAAAACATTTTTGGTGTTTCTGGAACTCCAATAACAAATAGACCTATGGATTATTTTAATATCCTTAAAATAATCGGTCATCCACTATCAGAAGATTGGGAATATTATGTTAAAAATTATTGCGAAGGAAAACAAATAACAAGTAAGAGTACTGGTAAAAAAATATGGCTTACAAATGGAGCATCAAATCTTGACGAGCTATACGAAAAAACAAAAGGTAATTATTTAAGAAGATTGAAAAGTAATTTAAGTGATTACAATATAACTCAAGAAATAAAAACAGTAGAATATGATTTAAATCAAGAGGAAGAAGAAGAATATAAAAATATTTGGGAAGAATACGTTGAAAGTAATAGAGAATCTGGAAAAGAAGTTAATGAAGAATATAAAATGTTAACAGAAGGTATATTACTAAGACAATATATTTCAAATAAAATGATTCCAAAGACAATAGAGTTAACTAAAAAACACCTAGAAAAAGGTGAAAAAGTTTTTATTGTTTGTTGTTTTGATGAAGAAGTAAATCAATTAAAAGAAGCTTTCGGTGATATCGCAGTTATTTATAATGGTAAAATAACTAAAAAGAAAAAAGAGAACGCTAAGTCAGAGTTCATGACAAATCCTAATGTTAAAGTTTTTATTGGAAACATAAAGGCAGCAGGGACTAGTCTAACTTTAACATCTGGAAATATATGTATTTTCAACAGCTTCTCTTGGACACCAAATGAAAATGTTCAAGTTCTTAATAGATTAAACCGAATAGGACAAACCAAAAATGTTATTGTTTATTTCCAAGTATTCAAAAAAACAATAGGTCTACATATGATGAATACTGTTTTATCAAAACAAATCAATATTGACCAAGTTATAAAACCGACATGAAAATAATGACCAGTTTAATTACTGGTCATTTTATTTTTTAATTCATTTAATTGATAAGTCAAATCTTTTATAGCTCCTATTAAAAATGGTACTAGTTTAATATAATCAATAGATTTATATCCACCATAAATATCATGTATTAACTCTGGTAATATAAATTCAACTTCTTGTGCTATCAAACCAAAATCTTGTGTATAAGAGTTTTTTAATGGATTCAATGCAACTGCATCTGAATTCCAATAATAAGATACAGGGTTAAGTTTATTTACTATTTCTAATGAGTCAGTTAAAGTTGAAATTGAATATTTTAATCTAATATCAGATGCGCTATAGGCTGTTACTTCACCAGAACAAGTCAAATTCCCTGTGTTTGAAATTGACGCAACATTTTGTTCTACCCCACTAAAATTTTGTCTGAAAATCCAACCACGATTCAATGTATCATCTATTGTAAAATACATAGCACCGTTACCATTTACAGCTCCATGAGTTCCACTTACAGTAGTTGACCCGAAAT